ATCTTTATTACTCAAAACATTGTGTTTGAATTCTTTAAGTGACTTTTTGAAATCTTTTTCATTTTGATAAGATTCAATTAATCTGTTTTCAATTATGGATTTGATTTGTCCGAACGTCATTTCTAAAGGTATTTTGAATATAAATATTACGAGTTTAGTAACTTATCCAATTCTTTTGAAATTTCTCCTAAAGATTCTTGCCCTTGACCTAAATCTAAGAAAGTTGACCCCCTGAAAATACTGTTTTCCAATAGTATATTCATGTTAGCCGTTTTGGACTCTGGTGTTATTTCCGCCTCAGGACCTGTAGGTAATTCAGGTGCTGTTGTTTCCTCAGAACCTGCAGCAGTTTCAAAACTAGATTCACCACCGCTTAATGATGGAGTCCCACCAATTTCAGGTTCAGTACCCGCAGCAGGAGTTGCTGGAGTCGCACCATTTGCACCATTACCATATAATTTATCAATATTGTCAAATAACCCTGTTTTAGTAATAACTGTTGGAGTCGCTTTAAGTTCTTCTCCAACCGCTCTTTCAATTCTTTGTTGTTGTAAATCAAGTCTGATTTCTTCATCAGAGAATCCAAAAATATGTTTCTTAGCCCATGTTGAAGAAGTTGGTTGTATACCATTTCCTGGGTCAGATACTAAATCTTTATATAATAATACTTTTTCTTTCCATACATCAATTTTTAATAAATCGGCTTGTGTGGATGGATTTGTAAGTCCTAATGTAAAGTTTTGTAATTCATCTTCAAATCCAAGTAAAAATAAGTGAACGATTGCAATCTTATTCAATTCTGCAATCATACTTTTTTGAATTCTGTTAATAGTACGAGCAAAACGAATATCTTGTAATGATAAGTTTTTACCATCACCAACAACTTCTTCAAAACCTAAGAATGCTTTAGGTACACGAAGTGCTGTTAATAATTTCTTTTGGATATATTCAATATCGGCAATCTCAGAAAGGTTAGTAGCACCAGGTAATGTTGTAATTGGGTCTGGAGCTGCTGGGTCTCTAACAGGTATAAAATAATCTTGGTCAACAGCCATTTGATTGAATCTCATATCTACGTTACCTGTTTTATTATCGACAACTTGTTCTCTTTTAAATTTGTTGGCAACACGGTTTACATACGCCTCAACATCATCATCGTTCATATTACCCACAAATACTTTAAACATTCTTCTTTCAGGAGCTCTTGATGTACGATAAATTAACATTGCATCTTCAGATAACAATAATTGTTTCCAAATTCTTCTTGCTTTTTCTAACATAGAAGTACCATAAGGAAGTTTTCTGTCGTCACCTAATAATCTAAAGTGAGCAATCTCCCACGATTGGAATTCCATATTTTTGTTTTTCCAAGTAAAGTGTAGAGATTTTTTATCTTTATCAGGTTCTTGGGTAATGTCTACTGTAATTTTTTGGGCAACACCAACTTCATGACGTTCAATTTCAATTGTTGGTAACTGTTGTACACCGACAACACCTTTTTCAGGGTCTAATTTTAAATAAACAAAATTGTCACCATACTTACAAGTGTTTCTTGTCCACATTGGTAAGTTAGTGTTAATATCTAAATTATTATTAAATAAATCAGCTAATACCGATTTAATTCTTTTTGACTCAGAATAAATTTGAAGAATGAATCCATCTTCATTTGTTGTTGTGGATTCTTCAGAATAGATATCTAACGCTGCGGAAATCTCAGGAGTATACTCCATAGATTCATAATCATATTGCGAAGACAATCTTGATGGTTCATAATAAATTGCTTGGGAGTATAAGTTATTTTCAACCTTAGACCATTGATTAGACAAATAAAACGATTGTTGAGCTTGTAGTTTTTCTTTCTCATATTCATCACGATTTGTTGTACGCAAAAGTTCTTTCTTATCAAACTTAAAAGTTGGATAATCTTGCTTTAATAAAGAATTTGGGCCAAACGTTTTAGAAAGTCTTTGCCATACCGTTAAATTATTATCATTCATAATACAATTTTACTTAAAACCTTGAAATTATAAATAGTTACCTAGCACCAAATAACCACCCATATTTTTGGTAATCCTCTTTTGAGCTACTTCTATTATGTCCCATACTATCTCTACCCATTTGAGGTATCATTGGATTAAAAAACTCAGAAGCGTTTTTATTTTCGTTTACCGCTGTTGACCATGAATTAAGCATAGCCTTGGTATGATTAGTTACTTTTTCTAATGACTGGAATGATTTTTCTGCAACATATATTGCCATAGATAATCCCATAATACAGTCATCATGGTGTCCTTTTTGATGGTCAGGTCTACCATGGATATAAATAAAAGTATTCATTTCATTGTATGTTCTATTTGAATAGATTCTAAATCCATGTCTACAAGCTTCCTCAAGAGATGATATAATTTGAACTCTTTTTGCATTAAAATTAATTCCAGGAATTTTATCATTAATTTTTGGGTCGTATTTCCATTTATTAGTGGTATCAACACCATCAATATAAAAACCACCTTGATAAGACAATTCTTGTAATTTTCTAGCAGTTGCAACACCCATACCACCAGTTAAATCAACTACACAATAGGCATTATACATAGTACCCCATTTGTAGGCAATCTCTGCCAAAACATCTGGTGGTACTTTTCCCACATATTCCAGTACTTGTTCTCTTTCGTCAAAATCAATAATTTGGATAGACGAAAAATCTTCAGAGTCTCCTCTTGAAACGTCAACTCCCATTACGTACTTATGACCATTAACAGGCTCTTTAAATATCCATAATCCACTACCCATCAATTTAGCTTGAGGTTCTCTAAGTTGATTTTTGGCAATGTTTTGCATTAATTCAGAATCAAATACGTTATCACCTGAACCCAAGAAATTACACTCTAGTTCTTGTGCGACTTTACGTCTATCGTATTTCAATTTTTTAACCATACCTTCAAACCAAGCAGAACATGGTTTGTACCCATCCTCAATGTACTTCGTTACTATAGAGTGGTCTCTGTCATATGGATTGTCCATAGATAAATCTATTACAATATCTTTAGGATAATCTTCTCTATATCGTAGATAGTGAACCAAATCATTGGTTTTAACCATATACAAATCTTTTGTATAACGAGGGTCACGATGCCAATACATTTCAGAGATTTTGAAATCATTCATTCCTCTTAACGCTTGGTCGTAAATTTCATAATAGATTGCATCATAACCGTTTGGCGTGGATACAACAATTACCTTACCACCAGTAGATAGTGAGGCCATACAGGCAGACCAAAAATCACTATCAGCTTCAATAAAAGCCGCCTCGTCAAATATAAGAATAGTTGGGGTATATCCACGAAGTGCATCCTTTGAGGTTGCAACCGCTTTTACTTCACAGTTATTATTTAATTTAAAGTGTCTTTGTGAGTTTTTTTCTTGAGAGAATCCAATACCCACCCATGATGGCCATTGTTCTACAAACCCTCTAACTTTATTCGCCATCTCCATTGACGTATCAAGTTTGTTGGCGATTATTAGAATTTTTTCAGGTTTGGTTTTTTTAGCAAAGGCTAATTTTTTGGACGCCCAAGCGGCAGTTACTGTTGAAACCCCTGCCTGTCTGTATTTTAAGGCAATGTTTTCATTGTAATTGTCGTAATCTTCTATTAAAGATACTTGGTCTGGAAAAAGGTCCAAAGGGACATACTTCGATACCGTGTTATCGTATGTCTGTAAGTAAGTACGAAGTGCGTAAGGTGTATTCCTCATGCACTTCGTAACTTCAATTATTAGTTGTTCTTTATTCACTAATTAAGTTATTTAGGTCTTGATATACCTAAACTACCTAAGAAATCATCTAAATCGTCATCGTCATCTCCAAAGTCATTAGAATCTGAAGAATTGGAAGAATCACTATCTTCTTTATAATTTTCAAATTCATTTCTCATTTGAATAGCTTCTCTCATGATTTCTTCAAATCTTGAAGTTGCTTTCTTAATTTTTGACTCATCCTCAGAGATAGCATTTCCAATAATATTCAAGAATTCTTGGGCAGGTACTTGGTATAGCAAAATTTGAAACCAGTTTATTAAACCTTTATTTGAATTTTCAAACATTTGGTCAGGTAAAGCATGTCTTAATTTTTCGGAGATTTCAGGCCCGATTCTTAATTGCATTGGTTCGTTAGGTAATATATCAACAGCGCCTTTTACTCTATCACGCATTGTATCTGACGAAGGTAAACCGTGTCTTCCTTTTGATTCCTCAATACCTTTAATAATCTCATGACAAAGAATTGGAAAAATCATACCTTGAGCTTTAATCACCGTGTCACTATCATCTTCTTCAAAACTATCGTCACCATCATCTTCATCCTCGTCATCAGGGTCTAATTCTACTTTACCAGCAACACCATTACCTGTTTGACTCATCATTTCAATCATTTGTTCCATGGTAAAATACATGAAATCATTGATTGTCATAATCCCTAAGTAAGCGGAATATAATCTTGGGTCAATTTCGTTTAATTTTTCTTTAATATTGGGTTTTTGGAAAACATAATGTCCTTTTTTTGCTGCTCCTTGTATAATTGCATTAATAATATTTCTTTTATGTTTTTCCAGTTCAAATTCTTCCTCATCAGTTAAATCATCAACATCGAATGATGGAATTTCTAATTTAGGTTTGTCATCTTCATCTTTTTCTTTCTTTGGTTTCATTTGAAAATTTGAAGTATCAACTCTTGTACCTAGTTCAGCAATAATTTTTACCCACCCTTCAGGAATTTCAGTTTCTTCCATTGAAGCTTGTTTTGCAAGTTCCTCTAACTCTTCTTTATGTCTAGATTCAATTTGCATAATCATAGGCAATTTGGCCATCATTTCCTCATAAACCATTCTTTGAACTTGTTGAGAACTGAGATTTTCAATACCTGTTACTTGTCTTAATTTATCCGCCACTTTTTGGAATCTTTGACTTACCAATCTTTGTACATCAGCAGGACCTTTTTTCATAGCAGGGTTTGAACCATACAAACTTTCAGGACTAGCTAATTTTTTTTCTAACCTTGGGTCCATTCTTTCAGGTGTGTTACCGTAATTTAATTGTTCTTTAACATTCTTAGCCATAATTATTTTTTTAAAATGTTCATAATAGTATCAATCACCTTATCCTTTGCAACCTCAGGAGATATTTTTTTTGCCTTAGGACTTGGTTTTTCGCCAGGGTGAGGGTTTTTCATTGGGTGAGCAGGTTTTGGTCTAACATCAGGTTTTGTTCTTGTTGGAGCAATTGTTGGTGCTTTCTCAGGTTGAGCTTCATCCACATTAGTTTTTGCCTTTGGACTTGGTTTTTCACCAGGGTGAGGGTTTTTCATTGGATGTTTAGGCTTTGTTGTAGGTTTAACATCAGGTTTGGTTCTTACAGGTGCTGTTTTAGTTCCACCATCTCCTTCAGAAAGATATTTTAATAATTCACCTTTAGTCATTTTAGCGGGTAAGTGTTTTTCCACAAGTTTTGTTATTTTATTTTCTAAGAACAAAGATAATGGATTTTTTCCTTCTTCCAACTGTTTTTTTACAGATTGTACACATCTTTCAAATTTTCTTGTTTTTTTAGGTCCAACCTGTGCATGGCAAATAGCCCATGGATTAGGTTGACCTGGCTTAAGGTCTGCCTCACTTTCAAACATACCCATACCATCATCCTCATTCCCAAATCCATCATCAGACGATGGTCCAACTTGTTTTGGGTCTTGAGTTTCGGTTTCTTTGTTTGGGTCAACAGTAACTTCTTCCTCTTCTTCAAGTTCTTTTTCATATACTTGAAAAGGTTTTTTCTCACTTTTTAATTTAGATATTGTTGTAGTATCTGTTTTAGATACGTTAATTTGTTCATTAACTAACTTTTTGTGAAGAATATTGATTTGTGATTCAGTTAATTTTGAAACAGTTTTTGAAGATAAACCGTTTTCTATAAGTTCAAGTGTTTTTTTGTTAATTTTCATATACTACTTTCTGTTCAAATTCTAAAATTAAATCTCTTTCATAGAGTTTGTCTTTTATTTCTTTTTCGGTATTACCATATCTAAATACCAATCTTTTTTGGTTGTTTTGTTCATCTTCCTCCCACGCTAATGCAACCACATCGTCAATTGCATCTACCATAGAAAAAAA